CTCCTCGAGCAGCCAGTAGGCATGGATACCATACCCCGAGCTCACCAAGATTGGTTGCGGTAGGCCGACTGCAATACAGAACTTCTTAAATTCAGCTAGCCCTACGGCTTGGTCTATGTACCCATTGACGATACCCCGTTTATCGGGCACAGCCTTTGTAGGGCCGCAGTCAATGTCCATCCACACCGCTCTGAAATAAGTAGCGTTTTCATGCACCCGCTTATTCAGGGGGCCGAACTTGGCACACCCAAAATACGCATCTACATTCCTGCTTACAAAGTCCGCTGCAATCTCGTCTAGCTCTTCTCGAGTATCGACAAACTGCTGATCTACATACCGCCCAACCCCTAGTACACAGTAACGCCCCTCAGTGGGAAGCACTGCGTCAAGTAGATTGAAATTAGACATATTTGTTGTTTCTGAGAGTGCGTATAAACTCGGCGATCTTGTCAGCATGAGTAGGACTGGGTGCTACTAGCCCCCAAAACCAGTTGTAGACAGTCGCCCGACTTACGCCGAGCTCGTGTGCTACGTTGCTAACAGGAACGCCAAGTTTGATACAACGCCTACCCAAATACACGCCGCACGAATTAGCATCAGCCTTATTATTGGCATCCACTAATCGCTGGCTGTATCCGTAGCTCATGCGTTACTCCTCATCGCCCCATGCTTTAAGCACGGAATCAAGGTCTCTCTTAGGTGAGGGGGCGACATCTGCCTTCTTGCTCTCACGTTTCTTCGGCTCTTCAATCGCGTCTTCAACAGGCTTAGCTTCGGCTACTGGTTTCGCAGCAGGTGCAGCAAGTTTCTGTGCGCCCGATGTTTGTGCCTCATACGGGGTCATGGTCATCAGCTTCTGCACCGCAGGTGTATTACCTACTCTAGCAACCACGTCATATTGCGGACGCTTAATATGCTCAACAGGTGTAAACAAGATGGACTGATTGTCATTGTCTTCGTTGAAGCTCAGACGGGTGATGTACCAGTCAAGGCTCTTACCGTTGTTGCCCAAGTACTTAACGTAGCTCTCGAACATGTGTGTGTTCTCGGTAGGGCTCTCTCCAAACAAAGACTTGGATGCCAAGTTCATTTGATAGATTTCACCTTCAAGCGCAGTGCCGAAATCATCTTCAAGCACAACAGCGATACGGCGAGAGTAGCGGCAAGCTTTGGAGTTACCTTGGCCTGAACCTTTAATGTTGCGCTCGCAGTTGTCGCAGCGAGCAGCTTGTGGGTTACCAGCTTTAGCGTCAGGAGCTTGACCGTCATTGGAGAAGCAGTCAGGTGCAGTTGGCTCGGCATCAGGTGTCCATGTCTTTGCGTAGAAGATACGCCCGACTTTGGGGGATGAGTTGACGATGATGACGTTGAGGTCACCCTTCACCTTGCCCATCTCTTTGCCACCAATTTCCTTGCGGAAGATACCGTTCTTCGGAACGATACGCTTGGTGCCTGTGTTGCCCATCAGGGATTTTGTAAGGTCACTAACTCCGCTGGATTGCAGGAAGTCAGGGACGGCTTGGTCGAGTACTGTAAGGTTGCTCATTTGGTTTCTTTCAAGATTTAGAACGTCTAACTACCACGGTATATTCACTGTCAACATTCAAGCCCATAGGCAGAATGTCAGGATTCTCAGCGAGAAAGTCTTTCATGTTGGTTTGATGAAGTCGTTTCTCTAACAGGCCAAATGCACCATGCTTCTCTATGAAGTCGTACATTGAATCCCAATCGTTCGTCCAGTACCGTGACTTAACTGAGCGAATGATCGTGCCGTGTGGGGTACGAACGCTGTCGGCGTTCATGTCTTTGCATGCGTCAAGCATGGAGGTCTCTAGCAAACCCATTTGTTCTTTGAGGCCCAAGTCTTCTTGGTCGAACTTGCCCTTTAGCTCTGCTCTTGCATCACGTATCTTGATGTAGATTTCAGTAAGCTGCGCAAGGTTTGGAGGGGTCTTTTCCCCCTGAACTTCGTTGTCCATGTTTCTCACTCCTAGTTGTTTATGTTCTTAGTCTAGCACAACATTGTACATTGTCAAGGGCTTTCAGAAGAAATTTCTTGTTTGTACAAATCAATTATTTTTTGGTGGTTACCGATGTTGCTACGCAGCAGCGAGTAGACCTTTGTCTCCACAGGGCAACCTGAAATGTGCACGATGGTCATGTTGTTTAGTTGTCCCGGTCGATCAATACGAGCGTTGGCTTGCAGGTAAGTTTCAACACTTGTACACGGAGCGTACCAGATGATTGTGTCGGCGGCAGTAAGTGTTAACCCGTGGGATGCGGCCTTCGGCTGGATGATTAGAACCTTAACCATGTCGGTGGTTTGGAAGTCCTTAACAATGTCAGACCGAGCGTTTACACTGACGGAACCGTTGATAACAGCACACGTTATGTTGCTCTTTTCGAGGTGCTTCTTTAGCAGCTCTATGGTATGGGTAAAGGGTACAAAAACGAGTACCTTATGACTAGATTCGTCGATGACTTCCTGCACCACATTTAACCGATTAGATACGTCAAACTCAATGACTTCCTTGGTATCTGTATATACAGCACCGCCAGCAATTTGTAACAGCTTGCTTAGTTGCACTGCAGCATTTACCGCAGAGACTTCCTCACCCGCAGCTTCCATTAGCATCTGCTTCTTGAGCACTTGATAGAACTTGTTTTGCTGGGGCGTCAGCGGAGCGTCACGGTCTACGTGCGTAACAGGAGGTAGGTCTAAGCACTGGGCTTTCTCAAACCTTATGGCAGGTTGGAGGATACGATGTACGGTTTTTTGTGCGTCAGGTTTTGGTATCCAGCGATACAAGCTCACCTTGTTCATCACGGTATCTTTGAACTGCCCAAAGAACGGGGACACCGCAGTTGGATTAACCAGCTTAGCCAAACCGTAGGCATCCGCAGGGGACTGAGCAGCAGGTGTGCCCGTCAGCATCCACAAGCCCTTGATTACTTTGTTCAGGTCACGCAATACTTTCCAACGGTCTGTCTGTGCGTTCTTATACGCAGAGGCTTCATCGACTACGATCAAATCAAACCCACCCGCTAGGACTTCGTTCTTGACAATAGACAACCCGTCAAAATTGATGACGACGAACTCGGCATCACCGGCGATGATCTGCTTGCGCTTAGCTGCGCTACCGTAGGCCACGGAGACTGTACGGTGTATGGCAAACTTAAACAGGTCTTGCTGCCAAGCTGACTTCATAATCGACAAGGGGCAAACGACTAGTACTCGCTTTAGCAGCCCTCGTTGCATCAAATAATCGACTGCCCAAATAACTGATGCAGTCTTTCCAGTACCTTGTTCGTTGAAACAGAACGCCTTGCGGTTCGTTGTAAGAAATTCTGCTGTGATCTTCTGATGGTCGAATGGTGTGAACCCGTGTGGGCGAGGCCATCCGTATTCTGATAGGGTCATTTTTTCTTCTTGGGTTTGTTCACCTTGACGGTATGGTCTGAGTTGCGTGTAAAGGAACGGTTGGCACTAGGGCTCTTCAACTTCAAGTTGCTCGGCGCATTAGTGCCGCCCTTGCTCAGGGGGATAGCGTGGTCGATGTCTTTACCTGTACGGTCGATACCCTTAGCATCCATGTCGTCACGGGCTTTCTGTCGCACCGCACGAGTAGGTGCTTCACCTCGTTCGACTTGTTGCTGGTATTCCTTTTTGTAGGGGCGTGGTTTGTTTACGTATGGCATGGGATTTCCTTTTCAGTTTATTTTGAAGAAGTTTTATCGTATTCTCTAATGTTGAACCAAGCATTTGAGTTTCTTTTTTTCATTTTGTACCCTAGATACAAAGCTGCGCAAATGAATTCCCCTTCCGCGATGTAGCTGTCATAGTACCGTTCAACAACATGCTTCCACGAATAGCTAGAAATATGTTCGTTAATTGTTTTTCGTCGGTCTAATGCGTCATGTTTCAGTAACCATTCAGCACATAGTTTTACAGCTTCCGGGCGAATGTCCCCACTCCCACCAAACCCAAATTGAGTTAGCGCAGGATGCTTGGCTTGCACTTGGATTACAACATCTGTGTAGTCGTCATCATTGGGCATATTTAGCTTCCCATTCCGAAGAAGTTTTTACGTATGTAACATCCGGCACACCACCTACAAAAGTATAGATTGTGTGGCACTCGGGGTCAGCGG